ACAGTGCAACTCTGACCGGTGGTCAGCGTTCCTTCACCTTTGAGGCTCTCGGCAAGCCAATCCGCTTCGTATCTGACTACGCTGCCCCTAAGGGCACCCTCTACGCTCTATCGAGCAAGGAGATCGTTGTCAACCGCAAGCGCGACTGGTCTTGGATGGACCGCGACGGATCAATGTGGTCCCGCGTTTCCGACACCGACGCCTACGAGGCTCGCTACTTCCAGTACAGCCAGCTGGGTACCTACCGCCGTAACGCACACGCGGTACTATCCAACATCGCTGAGCTCTAATAGCGAAATAACGCCCGGTGGCGCAGGTCCCGTCTCGCCTGCGCTACCGGGTTTTTTCATTAGGATAAGAACATGATTGAATTTGACAAAATTGACGGCCTGTACACCGACTTCCAGCGCCGAATCGCATCGGTTATCCGCGACATTTTCCCAACTGTTAGGCTTATTCGCCTAGACAGCTTGCACCCAAGCTTTACCCCAGAGCGCCCATATGCGCTGATAGATGAGCCACACCTGCTGCCGTCTTACGTGATCCGTACGCTAAAAGAGTCTGAAATAGATGAGCGTCTAATTGCTTTCTTGGTTGAAAACAACCTTGCCGACTCTAACTCAAAGGTAAACCGCCTTGACATCTTGGCGCACGCCCAAAAAGCGGTTCAGGCTAAAGCTGAGGTAGAATGGATGGAGGAGCGTAAGGACATCATGAAGTCGATCATGAAGTCCAAGAAGCACGAATACCGTCACGACGGAAAGGTCCTGAAAAGATAAATGCCAGCTGAGACCTATACTTACACAACCTTTGATGTGTACGAGCGAGTTCGTACACTGTTTGGTGACACCTCTGGTGCCCAGATTACCGACGAAATGGTTACCCGTTGGATTAACGACGGCCAGCAAGAGATCGTCAACAACAACGCAATCCTTAAAGACACTAGGTACACAAACATTGTTGCCAATCAGTCTGAGTACACATTTCCAAACGACAAGGTTCAGTACATTGAGGCAGTCTACGTAGACAACAAGCCAGTCAGGGGAATGACTGGTCAGGCTTACCGTGAGTACATTTTGCAGGACGATCCAGACAGGACAGCCACTGCCGATCGCCCAGACATCTGGTACGAGCGCAACGGCGTTATTACTTTCTACCCAACGCCTGCAAAAGACTACACAAACGGCCTAAAGCTAGAGTTTGTAAAGCAGCCTGACAAAGTTACCTACATTTCGACTTCACAGTTCTTGAGCGTCCCAGACCGCTACCTCAACGAATTGGTTAACTACGTAATGACTCAGGCTCTTGAGCTCGACGAAAACTTTACCGCAGCAGACTACAAGAGGGCACAATTTAGAGAGGGGCTTGACAGGCAGAACCTACGAGAGAATGTAAACCAGATCTCACAGTACCCACAAGTAATGCCTGACCCGGACGACTACTACTATGTCTAACATTGTTCGCGAACGCTCGATTGAATTTAGGGACTTCTCAGGCGGTTTAAATAACTACTGGGACCCGTCATCCATTGCCGACAATGAGCTGCCGCTTCTTGTAAATATGGAGTTTACGCCTAACGGTGCTCTAACATCTAGGCCTCCAATTGTTGACCGTGGGCTGGGGCATCCGCTGGGCGCCGGAGCAACTGAAAACATCGATCCGTTAGGCTACTACACCCCAGAAAACGGCAAGGTATTCTTTATCGCCGCAACTGACTCAAAGACTTGGGCCATCGAAGTTCAACAGTATGGCTTTGGATCCTGGACTGAGATTTGGGCAGAAAAGGCAAACGCCTTTATCCAGTACGCTAACCAAGTTGTTATGTGCAAGGACACAACCGGCGGCGCTCGCTGGGATGAGACTGGCGGGCTTACCACAATTGCAACAATGCCAGCTTTGTTTACTTTGCAGCTATTTAAAGAAAGAATGTTTGGAACAGGTCTGCATGGAACTGCTAATGAAACTGCACTTTACTGGAGCGATGTTATCTCCTTGGATCAGCCAGCCGGCATCTACGAGTGGGCAGCCGACTCCTACACTTACATCGGCCGTGGTGACGGTCAGCCAATTACCGAACTCGTGGCTGATTACAACGGTCTTATTATTTTTAAGCGCAATGCTACTTACAACTTTGTTTACAGTGATCTCCCTGAAGAAGGTACTGTCTCACTTGTACAGGTAAACATTGGGGCTCTAAACAAGCGAAGTGTAGTTGGTTACCAAAACGGTTTTGTGGTGCTGCACAACAGAACTTTGTACAAATTCCAAAACAACGTCTATGCCCCGATCAACGCACAAAAAGTGCGCTTTGAATATAACGAAGAATTTGACAGCTCTACGGCACTATTTGCTGAGGCTGTTTCCGTGGTGGGCGACCGTGCTCTGGTATTTACTCAAGGCAATCTTTACTCGCTAAACCTACTTACGGGCGGTTGGGCGCAGTGGGAGACAACAACCGAAGCAGGCTACTTCATTGAGTCCCCTAAAGCTCGTGGCTACCAGCGCAGGTACGCTATAGCGCTGGGAGTTGGTGGACAATCAGCTGACACCGTTTACTTTATTCAGGACTACCCAATCTCGCAGTGGTTTGAGCAAAGTGGTGGCGAGGTCGTCGAGAACGGCGGATCGGAAAGCTTCCAGTGCATTATGCGCACAAAGATTTTCGACTTTGACACCCCTACGGAGTGGAAGCGCATTTACTGGTGGTCAGCTGACGTATCCGCAATCGGCACTGTAACTGCAAAGATCGTTCCTATTGGCGTACCTGACCTGCAGAACACTTGGGATCAGCTGGATCAGTACACTTGGGACTATCTTGAGAACCTTACTTGGGATACTTTGTTCTATCGCGACATCGCAGTGACTACTACACAGACTGTTTCAGGCGACGAACCGCAGCGTGTGGCTTTGAAAATGGACAAGAGTGCCCGCTTTAGACGAGCCTATTTTGAGCTATACTTGAATACTAGCGGTACGAGTGAGACGGCTCCAGCCCAAATATTTAGCTTGACTCCGATGATCGGCGTTAAGGCGAAGATGTCAAAGGACGTAGCGTAGTGCAGCAGACAAATAGGCCAGGAACTCCAGGGTTTAACCCATACGCTGCTGGCGCTAAAATTTACGGCGGTAGTAGATATAACCCTACTATGGGCCCTGTTGACCCAGCTGGTTACCGTGAGCGTGACCGTATGCGGCAGGTGCGCCGCAATGCGATGCAGCAAATGCTGAAAGATCGCATGCAGGGAGGCTACGGAAACTCAGGATCTGGGAGGTACATGTAATGGCTTTTCCAAAGATTGGTCCAACTATCCCAGGGCTAGGCGTTGACTACACCTCTCCGGCTGTAAGCACCTCAAGACAAAATGCTATAAACATCCGCTCTACTGGCGCTACTGCTGGTGAAGCAAACCGTTTTGCGCAAATGGCTCCCAAGGGGACTAGAACTAAGCCAGCAGAGCCAATTTCAATTTCTCAGGCAATAAGAAACACAGGTGCAACACCTGGAGAAGCAAATCGTTTTGCAGCGCTTGCTCCGTCTGGTACAACTGTCACGTCAAGCGGTAGGATTGTTGCTCCCCCGCCTAGCCTTCCTCCAATGCAAGAACAATCGCAAGAAGTGCCAGCTGAGAACGTTCCAGATCTAACTGGCAATGGTGCAGATGGCGACACTGGCGGCGGCTTTGATGGCGACACTGGCGGCGGCATTACGGACCCCGTTGTAACTGAAGAGACCCCAGCAGCAGTTCCAGAAACTGCAGAAGAAGCAGGGATGACAGATGAGGAATACCAGCAGCTTCTTGCTAGCACAATTAATGATCTTCTAAGGCCTGGATTTATTGACTTCCAGGGTACTCAAGCTAGCGAGCTACGCAGGCTGCAAAACCTCTATAACCAGCTTTACGGCACTGAAGAGGGCATGATTGGCTCTCTCCAAAGGCAGCAGCAGATAGACGCGCAGGCTCGTAGGCGCTTAGCCGCTCAACGAGCCATGGCTGGAATGCTGCAAGGCGGTGCATACGCTGGTGGCCAGCGAGGACTTGGAACAATCCAACAGGCTCAGCAAGCTTATGGTCTACAGGAAATGCAGCGTCCATTTAGGGAGCAAACACAGGCAGACAGGCTTTACGAGTTTGGACTTTCGTTTGACCCTGAAGCAACAGCTGCTGCAAATAGATTTAACATGATTGACTTTGGAGACCCAGACAACATCATGGGTGGTTGGGCAAGTGCTGGCGGTACATTTGCTGGGCGCTCAGCGTACGAAACGGCAAGACAGCAAGCTATCCGCGACCTGCTATCGAGAGGAATTAGTATCTAATGGCTTGGAATTGGGCAGATGTAACTGGCGGTGGTAGCCAACCAAAAGTTTGGAATTGGGCAGATGTAACAAGCCCTAAAGGTACAGCACCATACACGGGGGCGGGGTACTTCCCCCCTAGTGCTGGCGTTGCTTCTACGGTTCCAGACTTTCAGAGGCCTTTTGGCGGTCAGGCAATACCGCCTAAAGGGGGGATCAATGTTCCGGATTATCAGAGGCCCTTTGGCGGCCAGGCAATACCGCCTGTAACTCAATCTGGAACACCAATTCCTACTTTTGCAGAGTTTCTTTCTATGTTTGGTGGCGGTGGTGGCGGCGTAGACCTCAGCGGCTTCAACGCCATGCTTGGCGACGTAGCATCCCGCGAAACAGCTCTGGGAGAAAGAAAAGCTGAGCAAGAAGCCTTTATTCAGGGCATTATTGATGCAGCTACTTCAGACGTTGAAGGCAGAATGGCCGGCGTCGAAGGCGCATATGAAGGTCGCTTAACTGCTGACGCAGCCCGCAGGGCAACTGAAATGGGCACAGTTCGTGAGGGTGAGGCTGCAAGGCTGGCTCGCGCAAATGCAGCTCGTGAGGCTCTTGGTGCAGCACCCTCTGAAGCAGACCTGACCTCGCTAGAAGCTCAGAGTGAGGTTGCTGGCATCGGTGCTGCTGGATCAGCAGCCGACCGGGATTTAAGAATTAAGCAGTCAATACTTGAGCAGCAGTACGCTGGTGAAAAAGCAGGTCTGACTCCAATGCAGCTTATGGCTAACATGCAGCTAAGCAACGCTTATGAGGACAGGCTTGCACAGCTTGCATCAGAGCGTGCTGCTATCCAAGGTCAAATGGCTGCAGCTAAGTCGGCAGCTCGTGGACCTAGCCTGGGTGAACAGCTTGGAGCATTCGAGGCTTACCAAGGCCTATACGGTCCAGGCGAAGCTCCTGATCTTGGTGACACTGGTGCATCCGTTTTGGATCGTTACATTACATTTAACCCAAGCAATGCTGGGCTTTACTCAAATGTAATGCAGAACATCTCAACGCTACTTTCAAGCTACGGAGTTAACTCAAGTACAAACAAGTTAAAGTCTCCAATTGAAACTGCGAACGACATTGTAGGGGCTAACCCACAGTATGCTCCTGCTTACGACTTTATTGTTGAGCTCGTACAGTCATACGTTGGCTAAGCGTCTACTGCTAAACTAATAGCATGGCCACTTCACCCGAATACGACAACATTCACAAGCTTGTCGCGGAGGCTGTAGCAAGAGGCGGAGTTAGAAAACCACAGGTTGGCGATATTGATCGCTACATGCCAACTGGTGTCCCGACTCAAACGGCCCAGGCTCCTGTCGCCCCTCAGCAAGAGCAGGGCTGGAGCGTCGGCCAGGGGCTTATTGATCTGGTTTCTTCCGGTAGTTATGCTACTGCTGGCCTTGGCCAGAAGATCGGCGAAAACGTCCAGGCTATTGAGCGTGGTGAAGTTGGTGCTGCTCTTGATCTTTTTAACCCCTTTGCTAACTTGCTTGCTGTCGGCGGTGGCCTTCAGAACCGCCGCACATGGAGCGACAACCTTAGCGACTGGGGCGCAGACGAAAATACGGCTGCGAGCGCCGGCCTTGCTCTGGATATCGTTCTTGA